ACACAGGATATCGGACAGCGGCAACCAACACAGGATATCGGTCAGCGGCAACCAACACAGGATATCGGTCAGCGGCAACCAACACAGGAGATCGGTCAGCGGCAACCAACACAGGAGATCGGTCAGCGGCAACCAACACAGGATATCGGTCAGCGGCAACCAACACAGGAGATCGGTCAGCGGCAACCGTCGAAGGTAAGGAATCTATTGCTATTGCCACAGGGATAGAAAGCAAAGCGCGTGGTGCGCTTGGATGCTGGCTTGTATTGGCAGAGTGGGAGCGAAAAAACTACGAATATCACATCAAAGATGTTCAAAGTGCAAAAGTTGATGGCGATAAAATCAAAGCTAATGTCTTCTACAGGCTTATTAACGGTGAATTTGTTGAAGCTGAGTAAATAACTATTCCATATTGAAAGGGGATGGGAGTTGTGAAAATCGACCAAAGGAGAAAGCAAGAATGTCTTAATGGAAAATGCGGGTTAGATAAATCAAGATGCCTTGTGTCATACGGAAAAAGCTGTATAAAGCTCGAAGGAACAAAGATTCCCGTCCAAGGTATGCCGACTGAGAGAAGAAGATTTCCTGAGCATACAACATCGTTTAAGCCTTACTTTTTATCAGGTATACCGGAATTGGAGGGGGATATATGAAGGTTGGGTTAGTGGATGTAGATAGTAAGATTCCAAATCTTGCACTTATGAAATTATCTGCATACCACAAGTCTTTGGGTGATGAAGTTAAAATGTTCGATCCTCTCTTTGATCATCCCGACCTAATATATTCATCCAAAGTGTTTAAATCAACAGACGAATATGACTACTTTCCTCCCAATTGTGAAGTATTTAAAGGAGGAAGCGGCCATGACTTAAGTATAAAACTGGCAGATAAAATCGAATCAATATATCCGGACTACTCCCTCTACAATATGAAAAACGCGACAGGATTTTGTTCGAGAGGTTGTAACCGTTCGTGCGGATTCTGCATAGTGCCACTTAAAGAAGGAAAGCTCCATCCGGTGGCCGATATTCACCAGTTTTGGAATGGACAGGAACGACTAACGCTTATGGATAACAATTTAGCGGGCGACACAGAACACTTTAGACTCATTATTAAACAGGTGATCAAGCATAAAATACAGACTGACTTCAACCAAGGACTAGACATTCGCTTGATTGATGATGAAAAGGCGAAGATGCTTTCTAAAGTAAGGTTGTGGGATGGGTACAGGCTTCGTTTTGCCTGGGACTCGCTAGATGTTGAACAAGATGTGATGAGGGGAATTAGTGTATTAACCAAGTATATGAAGCCGTATAAGCTGATGTTTTATGTATTAATTGGTTATGACTCAACCGCAGACGAGGATTTGTATAGGGTTGAAATGCTAAAGAGCTTAGGAATAAGATCGTTCGTAATGCCTTTTGATAGAACTAGTGAATATCAAAGAGATTTTGCCAGATATGTAAACGGACAGATATACACAAAGGTAGCATGGCCCGACTACAAAAGGAGGACAAGCCAATGAAAGATCTAACCAACACACAATTCAATCAACTAAAATCTCTAGCCAAAAACCCATTAATCTCTCAAGTAAGCATTGACATACTAGGAAGCGACTTACTTCGCATAGCCATCATATCTCATCTTGACGCTGATTTTAACGAAGTGGACAAGCTCATCGAAGATATATTTCCCGGTAAAGAGTATCGCGGTTCAGTCGGCGAGGAATCGGAAGGTGATTTCTACTCTATCGATGTTGAAGGCGAGACAATGATAAATCTACTGATGAAGAAAACTGCTGTATGGTCGGCAAAGGATATTTTAGGACGGGAAGGCTGATGAGTATTTACGACAGATTCCTGGATTATCTCAGGGTATGTGGTGGATGCTCAGGCCCCATACGAGAGGTTGATTGCGGATTTAAGGTAACTTGTGCAACGGCTGAAGCGTTGGCGAAGAAAGGGATTGTGAGGAGTGCTGCTGAGTTGAGGAAGTATGGGGAGATAGAAAGGAGCAACCAAAATGGCTAAATACCAACCAGGAGTATGTATAGCCTTATGTGAATTGGTTGTTGAACAATGCTCCTAGTCTGTTACGGGGGGGGCACGGATTCAACAGCAGAACTCATTGAGATGGTCAAGAGAAAAATCATCCCTGATGTTATCCTCTTTGCTGACACAAAGGCCGAACGACCGGAAACATATTGGTATGTAACGATGTTCTCCCTTTGGCTAGTTAGTCAAGGTGCTCCACCGATCACCGTTGTAAGTGGAGAAGTGACACTTGAGGAAGATTGCTTGAAAAGAAAAGCGTTACCAGGTCTTGCATACGGCTTTAAATCATGTTCCGAGCACTTCAAGGCAAGGCCACAGAATAAGTATATGAACCAATTCCCTCTAGCTATAGAGACATGGGAAAAGGACGAAAAGATCATTAGGGCAATCGGCTATGAGTATGGAGAAGAACGGCGCATGAGGGAATCGACAGATAAGAAATATGTCAATTGGTTCCCGTTAATTGAGTGGGAAATGGATAGAGATGCTTGCATAAAGACCATTGCCAATGCAGGACTACCACAACCAGGTAAATCATCTTGCTTCTTTTGCCCAAGCATGAAGAAGAGGGAAATATTCGAGCTAAGAGATTCTCATCCCGACTTACTAAAAAGAGCATTAGCCATGGAAGCCAATGCAGAACTAACAACTATTTCCGGACTCGGCAGAAGTTACGCATGGGCAGACCTGATTAGAAACGATGAGAACCAAATGAAGATGTTTGTTGATGTGGTGGAACAAACATGTGGATGTTATGACGGATAGGAGTGAACCAATGAACAAAGATGTTTACGACAATCTGAATGATGCCAAAGAAAAACTTACTGCGCTTAATTCCTCGGTTAATCATAAAACTTTCATGTATTTAGTTAGTGTTTGCGAGGCAGTAGACGATGGTCTAGATGAGTTAGATAGGTTGGGAAGAAGGATTAGAGAGTTGGAAAAATCGCGCTTCAAAGGGCCTGAAAACTACCTGGAATTCCACGAAAACCGCGACGAACTTCAAATAAAACCCAACGATTTTTAAGGAGGAAAATATTTAATGAAAGATATTCGATTACAATCCCTATCGTTTGAAAATATCAAGGGCTTTAACGAAAGGTATACCGTGAATTTTGATGGTAAAAACGCTAACATCTTCGGGAAGAATGCGACTAGGAAATCCACCATCTACGATTTATTTCTTTGGGTTTTGTTTGGGAAAGACTCGTTCAATCGTTCGGACTATCAGATTAAACCCCAGGACGAAGACGGAAACGAGCAGCACCATTTAGAGAGTATCGCCGAGTGTATTTTGATTGTCGATGGCAAGCCATTGAAGCTGAAACGTCAGCTCTCCGAAAAATGGGTCAAGAAACACGGAACACAGGAAAGAGAATTCACGGGTAACGAGACTAAATATTGGGTAAACGATGTTCCAGTAAAAGCCAAGGACTACGCTGTAGAAATTAACATGCTTGTAAAGGAAAACATTTTCAAACTCTTAACCAATCCTCTCTACTTCAATACCAATGAGAAGGGCTTTGGTTGGCAGGAACGCCGCAAGATTCTATTTGAGATATGCGGAAATGTGACTGATGAGCAAGTTATCAATACAGCGGTAACTCTTGGCGACAAAAGTATGCTCGACTTGCTGAATGTCATTAACTCAGGCAGAACCATTGACCAACATAAATTAGTCGTAGCTGAACAGATTAAAAACACCAAGAAAGCCAAGGAAGATATTCCTGCAAAGATTAGTGAAAAGCAAAGAGATATTCCTACAGATGCGGTTGATTATGCCGCAATAGAAACCACCCTAGCGGGTCACAGAATCACGCTAGAGGGCATTGAAACCGAACTGGCTACAAATGCTCAGGGGGCTAATTTATACCGCCAGAAACAGCAACAGGCGTATAAGCTACAGGGTGAGTTGGATGCTCGTAAAAAGGAACTTGACTCTAAATCTAATGCTTATTCAAAAAGCCTAATTGATGAGAAGTCAAAACTTGAGAGTGATAAATGCCGTATTGCTAATGATGTTGCTCATCTTGGTTCGAAATCTCAACTAAGAGATTCAGAACTTGAGCAAATCGAGAAAAAAATTATTGAACTTCGTAAGGAATGGGCCGATGAAAATGCCAAGCAGTTCACTTTGCCAACCGGATTCTTTTGCACAATTTGTGAACAGCCATTACCGGAAGAGCAAGCCAAAGAGAAGACGGAAAAAATGAGGGAAAACTTTAATAAGAGTAAGTCGCAACTTCTAGCATCCATTCAATTAAAGGGCAAGGATAAAGCAAATAGGGCTGAGGCTCTTAATGAGGAGCGAGAAGGTGATGCTGTAGCCCTTGATACTCTGGAAAAATCACTAAAGATAATCAACGAACGCTTGGGTTTACTGGAATCAGAAATTGCTAACGAAAAGAACATTCCAGAAGAACCGAATTATTACCTTGATGAGGAATACAGGGACATTCTTGACAAACTCGACGAGATTAAGGCAAAGCTAGAAAAACCAATCGAGGACACAACCACGGAATTATTAGCTAAGAAGCGAGAAATCACAGAAGAAATCGAAGCTTTAAACAAAACGCTCAATCAAAAAGAAGTCATTGAAAAAGCAAAGGCCAGAATTGAAGAGCTAAAGGCCGAAGAAAGCAAGCTTGTTGATGATCTAAACATGTGGGAACGGCAGGACTTCTTAATCAAGCAATTCACCAAGACCAAGGTTAAAATGCTTGAGGATGCCATTAACGAACGGTTTACCACTGTTAAATTCAAGGTATTCGATATTTTGCAGGATGGCACCGAAAAAGAAACCTGTAAGACTCTAGTTAACACCAATGGTTCATGGGTTGAATTCGATGGGGCCAACAATGGCGGCAAAATTAATGCCGGACTCGATATTATAGGGATGCTGTCTGAGTTTTATGGAGTATCGTGTCCTGTGATTATCGACAATTCAGAGAGCGTGACTGGATTCACGAATATCAATTCTCAGGTCATTAAGCTCATTGTGAGTGAATCAGATGAGAAATTACGTGTGGAGGTAAAAGAGTAATGTCAAATGATGTTGCAGTAAAAGAATCTACTATGGCCGAAAGATTTACGAATAAGGTCACAGCAATATTTCAGAGTAATGTTGGCGAAGTTGCACTTACTAATTTTCAAAAACGCTTGGCTCAGAACTATTTCATTGTTGCTGATTCTATGCTTAAAAAAGCTGAGGAAAAAAGACTAAAGAAGTCTGAGCAGTATCAAGAAAAAATTCCTTACAATTGGGCAAATGTCAATATGGATGAACTTGCCCAAAGTGTTGTGGCTGCCGCTAGGATTGGATGGGATCCTACGCAAGAGAATCATGTTAGCCTTATCCCATTTAAGCAAGGTAATAAGTATGGCATTACTTTTATGCCTGGATACAGAGGTAGGCAGTTAAAGGCTGTAAAATACGGTCTTAATGTCCCGGATGATGTAGTGGTCGAGTTGGTATACTCTACTGATAAATTCAAATCTCATAAGAAGTCGCACACCAACCAAGTTGAACATTACGAATTTGAAATTACAAATGACTTTGACCGTGGCGAAATTGTAGGCGGTTTCTACTATCATATCTTCTTTGAACATCCGGAGAAAAACAAACTTGTCGTTATACCTCTCAAGGAGATTCTAAAAAGAAAACCCGATAAGGCATCAGCAGAGTTTTGGGGTGGAGAAAAGGACGTTTATAAAAATGGTAGAAAGACCGGAGAAAAAGAGCATGTTGAAGGTTGGTTTGACAAGATGTGTTACAAGACTGTTTTTATAGCTGCCTACAAAGATATCACCATTGACAGCCAAAAGATTGATGACGATTTCCTGCGGCTTAACAAGCTCGAAAATGATTACAAAGAGGCTGAGGTTGAGCAAACGATTGCTGAAAATGCCAACGGTGATGTGATTGACATCCAGGGCGAGGATGTTCCTGAACAGACTGAAGAGGTAACAGACGCTGAGATAGTAGAAGGTAAATCTGAAGGAGAAACACCTTCTGAGCCTGGGTTTTAAGCTATGAATCTTAAAGTTATCTGTTCCGGTAGTGGGGGTAATGCCTACATTCTTGAAACGACAACAGGAAAACTTCTTCTGGAATGTGGTGTTAATTTCAAAACCATCAAAAAGGAACTAGGATTCACTACAAACAAGGTTCAAGGATTGCTCCTTACTCATTATCACAAAGATCATTCTAGAAGCGTTAATGATGCCTTAAAGTCCTCTCTTGAAGTTTATACGAGCAAAGGAACTGCTGATTATCTTTCGTTATCACATCACAGGCTCCATATTGTAGAAGCTGGCAAACAATTCAATGTGGGTGACTTTACGGTTTTGCCGTTTCCGACTGAACATGATGCGGAGGAAAGCCTGGGATATTTGATCTATTACAAGCCAACCGGCGAGAAACTTCTCTTTGCAACCGACACCTATTTCATCCGTAATCGCTTCAATTCACTTAACTACGTTGCTATAGAGTGTAACTACTGCAAAGATACATTAGACAAAAATATTGAAGATGGTTATATCGCCAAGGGTATGAAAAACAGATTGCTGGAAAGCCATTTTTCTCTTGAGCACGTTAAGGAGTTTCTAAAAGCTAATGATTTATCCAGTGTCAGAACGATAGTTTTACTTCACCTTTCGTACCATAATGCTGATGCAGAGAGAATGATTCGGGAGATTACCGAGTTAACCGGCAAAGAAGTAGTTGTTGCAGAACCAGGAAAGAACATCGAATTGAATTTATGCCCATTTTAAGGAGGAATAAAATTGCTAAATCGTGTCGTATTAATTGGAGGTATAAATGGCTAAAGATTGGTTCGATGACGAGCTATCAATACTGAGAACAATGTTTGAAGCAGGAGTCCCGGATGATGAAATAGCTGATTATTTAGGGCGTTCACACAATTCAGTTAAGGTTAAGAGAAACAGAATGAGAATTATTGGCGATCCAAACGCAAGAAGAATAAGCGATAAAAGCAGGGCAAAAATGGCACTTAAGCCAAAAGGTTCAGATAGTTGGAGTTGGAAGGGTGGCAGAAGGGTTAATTCGGCTGGATATGTAGAGGTGTTTTTACCAGGCCATCATAGGGCTAGGGGTAATGGATATGTTTTTGAGCATATTTTAGTCGCTGAAAAAACTTTAGGCAGAAAGCTTACCGATGATGAAGAAGTTCATCATAAGGATGGAAACAAAAAGAATAACTCTCCTGACAATTTGCAAGTATTAACAAAAAGTCAGCACACAATATTGCATAACAAAAGTAAGCCAAGACACGGAAAATATCTTGTATGCCCTGTATGCGGTAAAGAATTTTACACAAAAGCATCCCATGTCCAAAAACGAACAACTTGCAGTATTGAATGCGCTTCTGAATTATTTAGAAGATATTACACCGGAAAGTCAAGAACCCATCATGTTAGTGATTTTGAAAAATCTAAAGTATTAAGAGAGGTTAGTAAGCATGAATAAATGTCAATTCTCAGGACGCACCACGGCTGAACCGGAATTAAAATACCTTCCTTCAGGCAAGGCGGCTTGCTCATTTACACTGGCAGTTCGTAGGGATTTTAAAAACCAAGCCGGTGAATACGATTCAGACTTCATCAATTGTGTAGCTTATGGTAAAACTGGCGAACTAATAGCCGAGTATGTTAAAAAAGGCTCATTATTCCCGGTATGGGGCAGACTCCAAATTCGGAAATATGAAAAAGATGGTGTCAACCACTATGTTTCCGAGATTATCCTTGAGGGTTTTGACTTCCCGCCCAAGAGTGAGAATTCGCGATATGCCCCAGAGAACAACACATCCAGCTCGTTCGGCCATGAAGTTAACTTAGATGATGACATTCCTTTTTGATAATTACTCTAAATAATACCTAGCCACCTTTGGGCAGATAATCCATCTCAGTCTGGATGCATACGGACTACATAGCACGTCTGCCCGTTAAATAAAAATTTAGGAGTGAAAACCATTGGATAACAAAACTTGCGGAATAAATGCCGTAGCTAAACAGCCTTCCATTCTCGAAAATGAAATTAACCAACTAAGGCTTGAGGTAAATAGAATCAATGATTTATCAGAGGGTATATCAAATTTGATAAGACCACAGCGGCCTTGTAGTGACGAATGCTGCGCCGCCAAGTCTCCTGTTAGCACGATAGCAAACTCTTTGCTCGATATCCGTTATGTTGCAGAAGAAGCTAGAGGGCGGTTTGAAGAGATAGGCAAGCTTCTCGAAGAGCAATTGGGTGACTTAAAACTCGAATATTAATCAATCTGACATCATAAGGGCCACAGATATAATTTATGGGTCCAATTTTTTAAATCTAATGTAAATAAATATTTGGAGTTGGTATTTAAATGAAAACATGGGAAATGATTAAAGCTTTGGCTGAAAATCCAAACTTAAAATTTGAAAACGGTACTCATGTTGTGAAAATTAGCGATATAACAGGGCGTGTTGTTTGGGATCGTAAAGACGGAGAGGAGCCGTTCGTTATTTATAGCCATGCACCTGGGAATGTTGATAATCTCCATATTGAATGGGAACTAGTTCTTAAGGAAGTAACTTGGCAAGAAGCTATACAGGCTAGACTAAATGGAGAAGGGTTTTATATCGAATATGATGGTCACAAATATGTACAAAAAAACTACAGAAGAATAGGGGTCTTAGAAAGCGACAATGAAAAAGAAGAAATCCTCAACGGATTCTATGGAGAAATGTTCAAGCGTGGTAAGTGGTACATCCTATGAGCTGCCCACCAGTAAAAAGCTGGCAAGTGCAAAACCAACTCTGTGAACTGCTCTATTACCCCGGAAAATGCTCAAACAGATGCAATAAAATGTATCAACGATGGCTTAGGGAAGAGGAAGAGGTTAGGCGGTTGGAGGGGATGGAAACAGAGGTAAGTAAAACTAAGAAGATTGTTCTGGATAGGAAAAGACCAAGTGATGAGGACTGATCTTTTATGGCTGGATGGATTAGTATTCACAGGAAACTCCAAAGCCATTGGCTATGGGAAGAAAAACCTTTTAGTAAAGGACAAGCGTGGATCGACTTATTAATGTTGGCTAATCATGAAGATTCGAAATTTCTACTGGGTAATCAACTTGTAGAAGCTAAGCGCGGAGACATAGTAACCAGTGAAGCTAAACTTATGAACAGGTGGGGATGGTCAAACACTAAGGTTAGATCATTTTTAAATTTACTAGAAAAAGATTCAATGATTATCAAAAAAACAGACACAAAAAAAAGCATCCTAACCCTTACCAATTACAGCGTTTGGCAGGATTCAAAAAGTGAAAAAGAAGTGGAAAAAAAGTGCAACAAAAGTGCGTTAGAAGTGGAAAAACATACAATCAATAACTCTAATAACTTAAATAACTCAAATAATGAGAATAAAGATACATGTACCACCTCTAAATTCAAACAGCCAACAATTGAAGAAGTTAAGCAATACTGCTTAGAACGTCAAAACAATGTTGATGCGGAAAAATGGCACAATCATTATTCAGCAAAAGGATGGATGATTGGTAAAAACAAAATGAAAGATTGGAAGGCTGCGGTAAGAACATGGGAACGTAATAATAAACAAGGTGAGCAAACCAAACCAATACCAAGAGCCTTTCAAAGTCTTCGAGATTGGGCAAACGAGGAGTGAGAACGTGAATAAAAAAGAAGTAATAAACCTTTTAGGACTAGCTGCTGCTAACTACCCCAACATGCAAGAAAAGGACTTAAGGCCAACGGCAACACTTTGGGAAAAGATGCTTTCCGACATGCCTTATAAAGTCGCTGAGGATGCCTTAATTAGAGTTTTGTCTACAGCTAAATTCTTTCCAACGATAGCGGAAATAAGGGAAGCGGCGGTAGTTAACACGGGGCAACAACTCCCAACAGCAGGTGAAGCGTACGAAAAAGTACTCAAGGCAATACGTTGGTTTGGATCTTATCGCGAAGAAGAAGCCCTAGACACGCTAGACGAGATAACGCGAAAGGCAACTCAAGCTATAGGCTGGAAGTCGCTATGCTTATCCGAAGAACCTGACGTTGTAAGGGGCCAATGGCGAAAAGCTTACGAAGCATATGAGAAAAGGGAATCAACAGAAGCAAAGGTACCCCAACCACTTAGAAAACTAATTGACGGAGTATCGAAAGAACCTAAGCAGTTAGAAAAAAATAATCCTGAAGAGTTAGAGAAATTGTATCTGTAGGTGGTTAACGCGGAAAAAAGAAACGGAGTGAGTTAAGTTGATAAACCCAATTTATAAACCAAAGGGTAAAGCTGGCGAATACGCGGATCTAGCATTGAACATCTATACTTCCTGTAACCATGGGTGCGAATATTGTTTTGCCAAAAAAATGTACAATCGTTGGCATCCTAATGATCCATTCGGAAAAGATATTAGACCGCGTGAGGGTATCGTTGAGGCAACTAAAAAGCAATTAGCAAAAGGAAAACACAAAGGCAAACAGATTCTTCTTTGCTTCACGTGTGATCCTTATTGCAAAGACATAGACACAACTCCAACCCGCGAGATTATCCAAGCCATCAAAGAAGCAGGGGCAAACTTCACAGTCCTCACAAAAGGCGGCATGAGGGCATCGAGAGACTTTGATTTGTATTCAGAAGGCGATTCATTTGGGACGACATTAACCTTTAGCGATACGCGCAAAAGTATCGAGTGGGAACCGAATGCAGCAGAACCGCTAAGCAGAATACAGGCAATAGTTGAGGCACACGAAAAGGGAATTAAGACGTGGGTAAGCTTAGAACCGGTCATAAGTAGGCAGGATGCAATAAGTTTTGTTACCGAGTTGCATAGGCATGTTGATTTATGGAAAGTTGGCCGTTGGAATTATGACCAAAGAGCAAACAAGATTGATTGGAAAAGATTTGGGCATGACATAGAAAATGTTTTTAAAATCTTAAAGTGTAATTATTACATCAAAGAAGACCTGCGAGAAGAGATGAACCGCCATGCAACCTAACCCAAACATACCAGGTGAACCGGAAGACTTCATCAAGACCAATATAAACCTAGCCCACAAAGTAGCATGGAAATACTACCTCCACATCAAGAAAGATGACAGGATTAAGTTTGACTTTGAGGATATAAGGGGTATTGCCTATATTGGATTAATCAAAGCCTATCAAAAGTTTAATTCTAATTTTGGCACAAAATTCTCAACCTATGCCGTACCGATGATTCAAGGAGAGATTCGTAGACAGATAAGAGACTTTGGCTACACATTCCGCAATAAGCGAGGATATGAACCGTTCCGCGTACTTTCAATGGAAAAACCTATTTATGAGGATGACGACAAAAAAATATATCTACAGGACGCATTAGGAGAGTGTGACAACTATGACCAAATAATTATAAATGAATTTCTCAGCACCCTTCCCCCATATCTCAGGAAACTTTATCATTTACGAATAATCAAAGAATTTAGTCAAGCTAAGACTGGGAAAGCGTTAGGTTGTAGTCAGGTCCATGTAAGCCGGATGGAAAAAGAATTAATAGAACTAGCTAAAGAATACGGGAGAGAAGATCTGGGGGAAGTGATATGAGTAATGAGAAGCTACGGGACTATCTTAATAGATAAAATGGCCAATCAACCATCTGAAGTCAACAACGATATAACAAGCTATAAGATTGACCCAATTATTTACAGAGAAACAGGCAAACTCGTTAAGTTGGGAGGGGAAGAAGTAGTGCCAACCATCGACCAAATAGCTGCAGGAAAGTTACTAAAGTCAGAGATAACCACTATAGAGCAGTACGAAGCCATTGGTAATGATAGAGATGTATCCCTTAAGTATGGCGTAAGCATTCAGACAGCAAACGGCTGGAAAAATCATCTTAGGGCGCTGAAAGAGATTAGGCCAAACAATGTAATCCAATCCCGCGAAAGAGCTAACAAGATGAAAAGAGAGCTTGACACCCTTGAAAAGTTCGAAGCAGCAGGAACGATAAGACAGATCATGGATAAGTATGGAATTGGAGAAACCTCCGTAAGGGATCATCACAAACGATTGAGAAAGGATGCTGAGAAGATGGAACAGCAATCAGAGTATAAAGTTGAATTAGAGGACAAGCCTAAAATACCTTGTCAGAGCGTCGAGGATGCCCGTGAGGACGTTGGAATTAAGATTGAAGGGGATTGTGCCAAAGAGGGTAATCAAAGCCCTGAGAGTGTCATTTCCGAAACGATAGATGATCTGCAAGGGCTAACAGAAATGGGTGAAGTTGATCCTAGCCAAGATTATCCTCAACCGTCAGAGGATAGATTAGAGCACTTTATAAGAGCGGAGATTAATGATCTGCAAGGGCTAACCGAACCGGAAACACCTTGGACTATGCCGAGCTATGAGGAAATTAGGAGTGATGAGAAGTTTAATAAGTTTTTCGACCGCATAGCTGAAGAGATTAAAAAACCTGTTACCGACGAGGAAATATACCTTGGCATTAAGCAGGACCTTAACGAGCTAAAAGATAGAGCCATGAAGAGGATTCAGGATAGGTTAATGAGTATGTTCTAATTCCTCTGTAGGGAGCCATAAAGGATGCTGTGAGCCTGTTAATGTAGATACATGTGTATACGGAATGTATTGAGGTAATTGGTAGGTTGTAGGAAGTTTTAGAGAGTGATGGTGATGTAATGATTTTGACTATTGATCCCGGAAACAAAGAAAGCGCCTATTG